TATAATAACTACCAATTAAAGTAGCAGATATATCGGAAATAAGTCTAACGTTTGTTACTTTTGCAATAGCACCACTTGTTTGACCCCGGAGACTCATTCCTTCTTGCGCCCATCCATAATATTGACCTTGAGCCTCATTAGAAAGAGAGAATGTATCAACGTTTAATATGGTTGATGTTGAAGAATATGCACTCGACAAATCTTGTGAGTTATATGGATTTTGGCGGAAAGTTTTGGTTGGTGAATCGTAAGGACCTTCTCTATGATTTGATTGTGATACTCTAAATCTGATAAAAGGTGCTGATGGAAGGACACTTGAACCAATATCAGCAACTACAGGAGTAGTTCCAATAATAGTTTCTCCAACTTCAAATACACCAGATTCCATTGAAATTTCCATCAACTTAGGAACACAATACCTGGAAATATCAACACCATCAAAGAATGCATAAAGTCTGGTAAGTGGTTTGACTTTCTTAGAAACAAACTCTACATTTCTAGATCTCATGAATGGGATAAGATCTCTACTCACAACTCTGTCACCAACAGATTCACGATCAAACTGTTCGGTAACAATTGTTCTTAAACCGCTTCTAGAAGTAGTTCCAAACTCTCTTGTTGATCTAATTCTTTCTTCAACAACTTGATCAGTAACTTGTCTGCTACTGGTCCTTACTCGTTGTCTATTACCAGGTCCTTGCTGATGAATCGTATCGGGACCATTTTGAATTACTCTTGTTCTATTTGATTCAACTACATCAACACCAGTCCAATTGGTTTCCCAAGAATCCCATATCATAGGACCAAATCCAGTTTGTGGATCAATAGTTCCAGCTTCGACAGCATCATTAAATGTTTCTACATAATTGCCTTCTGTTTCAATAATTTTTGCTTCTAGTCTTGCAGTATCTACCCAATTATCAGATGCAGGCGTAAGTTCAAGAGTTCCATTCCAGAAACTAATTAAGAAAGGAGTAACACTCTCAGTTCTGGTAGCAAAATTTTGTTTAATATATTCAACTTCGGCATAATCAAGTGTTAAAACGTCATTTTGCTTTCTAACATTATTTCCTTCAACTATATTGAAGTTTAAGTCTGCAGTTGGATCTATATCGATAACTGGACCAAAAATCATATCAACAGAGTTGGTGTAATGTCTTGGTCTTAATTCATTATACTTTCTATCAATTGCATTATTAAGTTTGAATGAACTATCTTGTGCTAAGAAATCATTAAAATTATCGACAAAGAATCCAGACTTAAATCTATTCAGTCCTTCACTGTCAGCAATGAATAGATTTGCAGTTTCTTTTTCTAAGAGGGAAAGAGTAGTATAATATTCAAGACTCTTGATTCTATTTTCAAGTTCCTTAATATCTTCCATTCTAAATCTTTTATATTGCATAAAAGATAATTTTGCATCTTCTGGACGATATAGGTATGCAGGAAGATCAATTCTACAAACTTCAATTGCATCATTAACGGGATCTGGTCTTTGTGGGTTATCAGATGGCGTTCCATATACAACTTGGAATTTTCCATCTTTTGATAAAAATACTCTATCAATTCTTCCTTGATAGTATGAAACATCTGTCAGAATTGCTTCATCAGAGGCCAATACATTTGTTGCAGATTGTCCAGATCCATTGAATGATCTACCTAAGAATTCTAAAGGTGATCTAGAACCTTCAGTCGCAGTATAATTAGAAACTCTTGGTCTAATATCGATAATATCAGAATTTCTATAGATATCCACAGATTTAATTTCATTGCCATAATCAAACTGTCCATATGAATTGACAGTTGTTATATCTCCATCGTCAGTGCTAGAATATGAAGCACTTGAGAAATAAACTTTTATTTGTTTAGATGGAGCAGAAGAATCATTCTTTCTTTTTACTCTACCATGAGAATAGAAAGTATCTTCTTGACCAGTTTTAAATGAATAATTTGATGATATATTAAAACTAGGAGTTGAGAGAATAGATACTAATGCAGATGCATTTGATTCTTGGAACTCTAAAGTTTCTCCTTCTATAAATGCAATTTCATTTTTGTAGAGGAAGGAAATTGAAGAATTATTTAATTTTTCTGCAACTATAGCAACAGAACCACTTGTTTGTCCAATTAGTTGTTCGCCAATTAACAATTCTGCAGTTGTAGTTGACTGAGTATTTAATGATTGAAGAGAAACTTGAGGACAAGATGGTGAATTTGTATCAGAAGATTCAAAAATACCATGAATTTCAATAATATCTGGAACATTTAATGAAATAACTTCATCTTCAACTCTAGTTCCAAAAGGATAATTTCCAAATGTAAGACCATTATTTAAAGTAGTGGCACCAATTCCAGATCCTTCAAGTTTTGATAAATTTACAGTAACAGAATTTACTCTGTTTTTAATTTTTTCCTTTGCCTTTGGTTTTACTTTTCTAAGTGTTGTAATTAAAGTTGCTTCAGTATCCTCACTTCCAAGACCACGAATTTGTAATGTAGATCCATTTGCTGATATATCAAATTTATCACCACTCAATGCTTCTGTAGCTCCATTATCTGATCTAATCAGTAAATACCTTTCTTCGTCAAAAGGTAAGAAACTTTCATTATCAGATGCTACAACCTGTGTAGATAATTCATTACTTGCAATATTTACAGTAAATGTTTTTCTAATTACCAGAGATGCATCTGAAAGATCTACACTAGAAACATTGACCTTTGGTAGAGGAGTAAACAGGGAATTTCCAGATGAAGGTGCTAAATTTGTTGTAAGAACTTTAAGATCAGTCACACTTAAAGTTGATGCTGGAAGGAACCCACTTGAAATTCCAGTTACTGCGGTAACTCCTTCTACGGAAACATGGGTTGTTCCTACACTAGTAACTCTACCAATGATTGGATCTCCATTCAATCCTGGGGTGGTATCACTGTATTGAATAAGATCATTTTCTTTTACAATATTTCCTGGGAATAATGGGTTTGCACTTCTTATTGTACTTACACCACTTGAAAGTGGACTTACTGTAGCAATACCAACTAAGAATTTATTAGATTGGATTACATCAGCACTAAAAGTATTAACTCCAATTACTCCATTATTTGTTCCATATACTGATTTGACATCAGAAAGACCATGCTCAGTAATAGCAATAGCAATTCTTCCATCTTGAATTCCATTAAAAGTAAGTTTCTCATTTGGTACAAATGTTCCACTTGTTTCATAGACTGTAACTGCGGTTCCAGCAGAAACTGCGTGCCTTAAGAAACCAGTAGCTCCACTATTATTACCTTTAACAAATGTGGGGATTGATAAAGTATGCGGTTGATTTAATGCAATATCTGTAATTGTTTGAACATCATAGAGAGCAAGGTTCCACTCATTCTCGTTTGCATTAGATGTACTATATGATCCAGACTCTAATTTGAAGTCATATATCCTTGCAACTCCAACTTCATTTCCTGGAAGAGTTTCTGAACTACTTCCAACTCTTTGATCTCTCAAACTTACAAAATAAGTATTACCAAGACCAACTGTAGGTGTTCTATGAACCCTATTCAACCTAAGTGTTGGACCTGTGTTGTAAATTATATTTTGATCTTCAATAGTTCTTGTTGTTCTTGGTTTATTAACATCCAAATAAATTGCATTTAATGTTTCAATCTCATAACCTTTAACATATGCTTTTCCTGGAGAGATTTTATATAGACTGAGACCATTACTAGGAGTTACTCCACCCGGAGTAAACTGTCCTGCATTAAAAATACCACCATTACCAACTCTATCATTCAAAGAATTTAAAACAGTGACATCAAATGGTTTTACATAATAATGTCCAGATTCATCAAAAGTTCTTCTAGCAAGAGTATCAGTTAAATCATTAAATCCAACACTACCACCAAAGATAGTTTTTCTAACTTCAGTTTGAAGAACACCATTAATTACTGTGGCAAGCAATATAAAATTGTTATCATCAAAATCATCAAGTGCTTTTTTAAATAAACTTACACTAATTCTAAGTCTATCTGCACCTGGAGCTGCATAATTATTAAACCCTTGAGAATTATCATTAAGAGTTTCATCTAAATCTGAATTTATAACTTCTTCATTTACAAATAATCCAATTCTATAACTAGGAGTATTTGAATATTGATCTAAAATTAAAGTTTCTTTATTTACATTTACGAAATTTCCTCTTATAAAATAAACTCCATTATCAATTTGGAAAGAAGATCCAATAGCAGAAGCGCCAGATTCAATTGTTGATGCTAGTGGAGATCCTGCAGCGATAGTTGTATTTCCAAGCAAACCCGAAGAAACGAGTTCATTACATGAAATTTGCTCTCCATTTAAAAATGTTTGAGATGAATTGTTTGATGTACTAGAAGAAAGGTAGTTTACATAAAGTGTAAGATTTCCGTTCTCAGAATCTTCTGGTTGTAGAATAGAATCAACAAAAGCAGTTACTCCAGATCTTTGTCCGGTTATTTTTGTTCCAATTAACTGGTCGGCATATGCAGATACAGGAACTCCTTGAAATGCATTCTCTAATTGAACACAATAATATATTTGGCTATATCCAATATTTCCTGGAATTACTTTAGCACCTTCTTTAAAAAAATGCTGACCAAATTTTTCAATCTGGTCTTGCAGCATAGACTGAAGACTAGTTAATTCTCTAGCTTGTACAGGATATCCTGGTTTAAATAATACCTTATGATAATCGTTTGTGGGGTCAAAATCGTCAAAGTAGGGAGCTACATTGAGGTTCGTTTGTTGTGGCATAATTCTTTAGAACTGCAAAATAACTTTTATGTCTTCCTTTTGGTTCGACGATCTTGTTATAGATGGTCTGTTGTCAACGTAAATTATATTACCAGAATGTTTTTTAACTTCTGGGTTGGCAACACCATTCGCGAAGGTTTGACCAAGATAGTATGTACGATTATTTATTACCGTAGATATACCTGAGAAGTTTTCATCAATAGTCAAATTTACTCCTGTAGATGGTGTAATTGTTAATGCTCCACCTGTTCCTGGAGATGATGTAAAATCATCTAGATTAAATCCATATTGAGGTTGAGTCTGAGCAGTTCCTACAGTATTAAATCCGGCAAGAGATCTGTCTTGCCAGTACTTAAGAACACCAGTGTTTTGATCATAACTTACAACCCTACCAACAGATGTTGATCCTGTAGATATTGTTTGAGTAAAATACGAATCCACAGTAAATGTTGCAGTGCTATATCCAGATCCAACTAATTTTAATGCTCCAAGAGCACTAGCTTTATCTACTGATAAGATACTTGAAGATCCGAATTGCTCAGGATTTTCTACAACACCAACTCTAGCAATTTGATTTCCAGTTATAAAATCTGGATTATTGTTATCATTTTCAATTCTAGAATACATGAGAACATTGTATGCTCCCAATTCTCTATATACATCTGCACCATGTCCACCTTGCGGTGACATTATAACGTTAAAAGTTGGTCTTGTTGTTCCTGTTGGAACTCCACCTGCTTCCAAATCAATATTTCCATATGTATAATCGGATCCTTGATTTGAAACAGTAACTCCACTTACTTGTTGGTTTCCATCAATAATAATAGTGCATTCTGCTCCTGATCCATCACCTTTAATCGGAACGGATGTATATGTGGAGTTTGCAGTCCCAAGTCCAACACCTTTATTGGTGACAGTTACAATTTTGATTGACCCATCGACTGCATTATCTCTAACGGCAGCATTATCAGTAGAAGTTGCCCAATCTGATGGAACAGGTAGATAATCTGTAGACTCAAATTTAGCAACATCACTTGGTTTAATACTAAAAAGATATTTCCAAATATAACCATCTCCGCTGGTTCCTGCAGATCTTGGTTCCAAGTCTGTAAATGTTGGTTCATCCAGAGATGGTCTTCCGGAAGGATTATCTACACTAATTCCATTTTGAAGACAAATATAAACTCTAAAATCACTATTCATAACAAAGTAATTTGCCAGATATAATGATGTTGAACCAGAAACTACAGCAGTATTAGATCTGCTATAGTCATGACGATACATATCATAACTTGTTCCCGAAGACCAAACAAGTTTAGGTACAACTTGCCGTACATCGGCAGTATTGATTTTTTTCAAGGCCACCATGGTGTCCCAGTAATCATTTTCCTGATCAAAATTATCTTTGGGTGATGGTGGATCAATATCCCAATCAACTTGATAATCTGCAGGATTAGTCAACCCAATAAAAGAATAATATGAATTGCTGGCATTAGAAACACCAGCAACAAAATTCTTTGCATTTAATATTCTAATCTGATCAGTTATAATAGCAGCCATTTGACGGACTTTTTTTCTTTATTTATTAGAG